TTTCTTGTACGATGTCATCAGCTAAGAAGTATTCGCCAAAACTATTGACGATTCTCACCCAATCTTTGTGCTGATTTGCTAGTATGGTTAATTTGTCCATGATTAATTTCTAATCAAACTTACGATGAAAATCTAATCGGATTGCTAAAAAGTTATCAACAATAAAAAAGCCACTAATTAAAGTGGCTCTAAATCGTTTAAGTAAATCTCTCGGCTAACGTAGTTGTCTAGCTTGATCACTGTGCAAAGTGTTACATCTTTACCCTGTAGAAATTTGTCTATCTGGTACTGATGGAATCTTCCTGTGTTTGATTTTATCTCTTGCACAATTTGGTTTCGTGTTTTGGTACGAAGCAAAATCTCTAATTGCTTTCGCAATCCTCCCTCATCAACGTACATTAGAAAGGCAAGTCGGAATCATCCATTGCATCAGAGATAGGTCTGCGTTCCATTGTCTCAGGTGCTATATAAGGTTCTGAGAAAGCTGCAGAGAAGAATGATCCTGCTTTCCCTTGCTTAACCCATAACGCTACTTCCATTTCTTTTCCGTTTACGTTTACCTTTCCTTTGTAGTCTGGGTGGTTATCCGCTTTCTTGTTCGTGTTTTTGAAGATTGCTCCCGTGTTTAACTTGTTTTCCATTTTATGTTTATTTTATATGTTACTATTGTTCTTGTTGTTTATATTCTTCACTTCTTTGCTTGAACCATTTGTTTGTTTCAACTTCCAATTGTTGATGAAAATAATAAGGTCTTAAACCATTTGCTATGCAATAAATTATTTTGTTTTTTAAGAAAAAAAGTCTTTTCTCTATTTTCCTTGACTTATCTTGTTTCATTGTTTTTGTTGTTTTAGTTCGGGTCTCATTGGTTCTTCGTTCTGATTACCATCATCCCATCCTTGTGAATAACCATAGTTAGTATCTTCTTGGCGTTGCTCCTTCTCCATTTCTTTGGCTTTTTCAAAGATTTGGTCAAAAGTCATATTTTCATACCAATACTCATCACACATTAATTTCTCTTTAATGTACTCTACTGCTGTTAATTTCTCTTTCATTGTTCTTGTTATCAATGTGAATTAAAAAACTTGTCTTCCGTTTTAATGTAGGATACTGACTCAATAGCCATAGGGTTAACTCATCTTGTTCTGAGTCATCAATGTGGAACTCTGCATAGGTATGCACCTTGTGTCCTTGTAGGATTTCATCTTGTTGTAAATGCTGTGGAATATCCGACAACTTAATTACTGATTTTGTTATTCTTTTCATTGTTCTTGTTGTTTAGTTAATAATTCTTCTGCTTCTTCTCTCCAAGCGGTAAAGCAATTTGCATCGTCATTTTCTGCCTTATCAAAGCCTTTGTAAAAACATCTTTTACCAAAAGCAATCATTTGCTCTTTCTCCATTTCTAAGGCTTTTTCAATTGCATTATAGATATGTTCATCTAATGGCACTTCGGTGTCAAATAACTTGCTTACTAAATATTCTACTGCTGTTGTCATTGTTCTTGTTGTTTAAAGTTATCCGTGTTTTACTTAATTAATATCATTTCTATTTAAGATATGTGGTAAAAATTGCCACTTATTCTTTATTGATTTGTTTCTCCCACTCATCATTCTCTTTCCACTCATCCACTATCTCAAGGTTACCACTGAATACATATCCAGTCGCTTTTAATAGTCCTTCACACATTCTTAATGCTTCGTCAAGGTCAACATCATTATGTGGAACTTCGTGTGTTACCGTGTGTTCGTATTGTTCGATTGTTATTTTCATTTGTCTTTGGTTTTAAATTCGTCTTTTAGTCGTTGGTATTCACTAAGTCTTTTAATCCATTTTAAAAAATCTTCTTCTGAGTTATTGTTTTTTGCTATGTTACACATCTTACAACAAGATACAATATTATCATTTTCATATCCTCTTGAATTATCAACTCTATCAATTCCATTATAAGTTACATTATAATAAGACTTCCAAAATAAATTTGATGGTTCTATTCCGCAATAATGACAATTAGATTTCATAATGTTTACTGCATAATCAAAGTCAATATTAAAATTTAATTTTCTTGATCTTGCGTTTTGCTTATATCTTGAAAAAACACTTCTATATCCTCCATCTTGTTTTGCAATTTTATGTCGTGATTTTATAGAATTTTCAGCTGATTTTGTAGGTGTTAAACATCCGCAAGATTTCTTTTTATCACAAGTTAATGCTCCAGTATTTGCTTCAGTCATATTACCACAATCGCATTTACATGACCACATTCTTTTTTTATGGTATTTACTTTTATCTCCGTACACTCTACTTGGTAATTTTTCAACTACAACAAGCATATTGTAACGCATACCAATTAAATCAAGTTGTTTTGCTCCCATCTTTCTCTATTCTATTAATTGCAGCTTCACAATACAAAGCGAAATCCATTGCCTCAGCTTGTGCTTCTCTAAGCCAATTTACAAGACTGTAATCTTCTCTTTCTAGCGTAGTCTTGTACTTGTTTATTCCTACTTGACTTCGTTCAGCAAATCTGCTTAAAACACGTATTACTATTTGGTCTTCTATTAGTTGGTTCATAATGTTATTAATATGTTTTTTTCTTCGCTTATTTCTATTTCGTAATGAACTGATTCATTTATACCCTCACAAAGTTGGTATAAGTGTCCGTGTTCTGTTATTCTTATTTGTGTTACTATTCTTTGAAATTGTCTTTCGTCTGTTTTTAAATAAACTATTTGACCTATTTTATATAAATAATTCATAAGAAATTAATTAAGGTGTTGTAATACTCTCTGCAAAGCTCTACCTGTTCTTTGATTCTTTCTATAACTGCTTCGTCTTTCTGTACGTAGAATACCTTTACACGTCTGTTCTTTGGAATGTGGCTAAATATATGCTTCTTTTGAATCTCATCTCTTAGGTCTAAACTTTCTTCCATTAAGTTTAACTTCCAGTGAGTACGTCTAATCTCATCCTCAACCATTAGTTCTGGTGTATCAACTAAACAGTAACATAACATTGACTGTTGTTTACCTGTTAGCCACATATATCCTTGCAGTTGATAGTAGTAATCTTTTGTAGGTATCTCAGTTTCAAAAAACGGAAAGGTAGAACCATCCCAAGAGGATTTTACATCTAGTAGAACTTGCTCCGTGTTTACGTCAGGTGTTCCAGTGATCCATTCGTTTTGATAGAACTCCTCGTTTTTGTAAATGAATCCTACGTCTAACACTTCGTTGACTAAGTTAATTGATTGGTTTTCTACTTCGTTTCCTTTGTCTGTGTAACGTGAGCTGAACTCTTTTCTGATTCCGTATTTATCCTGCAAGACCATCTCGTGAATGTATGTCTTTGCAGTCTGTGAAAGCACCTCCGACTTATTACGAGGTGCTGACATAATTTTTCCTATAGCAGAGCATCTAACTTTCATAGTGCGTTGAGTATATCAATTTGACCTTCCGTTAAACTAAACTTCGCTTCTAAAGACTCACGTGTTATCTTTCCTTCTGTTACAGCTTTGACTGCATCTTGGAATCTTTTAGCGTCTAAGGTTTGTTTCTTAGGTTCGTTTTTTACTTGCTCTCCTCCCGCATCAGTATCTTTGTCAGTAACTAATCCTAGCATTGAGCTGATAGCATATCTACGAATGTAAGTGATTGCAGAACCTAAAACTTGGAAGTCGTTCATTCCTTTGAGTTGTACGTTCTGAGGAATGTTTGTAGAGCTTTGTATCTGCTCTCCTGATTCAACGTGAAATAGAATCGTTAAGACATCTCCTTCGTTAATTAACTGAGTAAATCCTAATCCGTGTTTTTTTAGTAACGGATTGATAACACTAAAAATTTTCGGTAAATCCGAGTAAGAATATCCATAGCCTTGAGTAGCTTTGTGGATCACTGGTACTTCTTGTTGGAACGATGCCAACGACTTAAATAAATTTTTCATAATAAATTGGTTTTTGTTTATACAAAGATATAACATTATTTCATATCTCGCACTAAATCTTTATATTTTTTTATAATTTCTTTTAGTTCGTCTTTTGTCCATTTTTTTGTAACGTGTCTTTTTGCTTCCAGTTCATCAAATCTTTTTTGTCCGATTTTAGAACATAGTCTTGTTCGATATTCCAACAAGTTACCTGATAAGAATTGATTGCAGGTGATGCAACTTGAATGCACATTGTCTTCATCAAAGCGAACGTTATGGTGATTGTTTGCATTCCAAAAGTGAGAAGCATTTACTCTACCTGTTATTGGTTTATCGCAAGATATACAAGGCAATCCTTTATCTCGTAAATTTATGTACTTGTTAAAAACCATCTGAGCTGCCTTTAAAATGTCTTGAACTGTTTCCAACTCAGCTTTCATTTTCTGCTTAGTCTTTTGCCATTGCTTTGCTTTGATTTCATCAGAGAAAGCTCTTAAGCAAATTGATTCAGTGCAGTATTTCATGTTAAATCTGATAGGTTCAAACTTTTGTTTGCAGTTTTTACACCTTGGCATTAATCTACAATTATTGATTCAACAAATTGACGGAATCTAATCTGCAAGTCAACTTGTTGCTCGTAGATTTGCTCTCGGTTATCTCCGTAAATACTTAAAACTTGGTCATCTACTCGTCTGATTTCTTGCATTAACATATTTGCTTTGCGTTTTAGGTCTCGTTTAAATACTGATTGGTCGTTTAGGTCTTCAATCCAATCTGCTAATACTGGTAATACTGCACATAACGCTACTAATTTATGCTCCTTTCTCATAATTCTAAATTTTGGTATTTAAGTTCGTGTTCAAGTTCTTCAATTCTTTTCTTTAGTTCTCCGTTTATATGCAGACATCTGTTAATTTCTCGTCCGTGTAAACGTAGTTCTATCTCAAGTTCTACTATTGCTAACTGCACCTGCTTTAAATCGTTCTCAGTGTCTCTAGCTCCGTTGATGTACGCTGATGCTTCAGGTCGTTTCTCCTGTAATTCTTCTCTTGTTAGCTTTACTTTCCAAATGTTCTTTTGAATAAGTCCTTTGATGTAAAGTAGTTTTAATCCTATGTCCATCCTTTGTTGTTTAATGCGTTTAACTTCTGTTCTGTCATTGTAATTTTAGCTTGGAATGGTTCTTTCACTCTGTATGGTTTCAAAGGGTCTTTTCCGTGTATTTCAAATCCGATTCCTTTGTTAAAATCACACACTACAGGCTCATCCATTCCTGTATGTTTACCTCCTGTTTCCATATCCTTAACTTTTTCTACTTGTACCCACGTTTTGTATTTTAACTCAGGATGTTTAATTAATCTATGGATAACAATCATATCGTCACATCTGTTTAAGAATGCTTTACCTCCTTCTATGTGGTCTTTTAATGGTGCTTTAAGGTGCCCTTTTAGTTCTCCGTCAGCATACAAGTTACCTGTTCTACCTGATTCAGTATTTGGATGCGTGTTTATGTAGATTGTCATTCCTGTCTGATTAACAAATTGTCTTGCTTGATTCATAAATTCGTAATTTCCCGCAAAGCTCATTTCTCTATCAAGTCCTGTAAATGGATCAATCAATCCAACATCTGCTCCACTATCTTTAAATAACTTTAAGATATCAGCGGGTTTGTAAAGTTGTGCGTTATCAATGAACATAAATGACTGTTCTAAAAATGCAAGGTCTCCACTAATTTGAGAATGGCTAAGTTCTTTGAATGGTTTACCTCTGTACATCTGTATCATATCACGCAGGATTTGTCCTTTCTGATTCTCACCACTCCAAATGCAGAACGTTAAATTGTGTTTAAGTGCCAGTGTAAGAAAGTACCAATTAATCCAATACGTTTTACCTACGTTATCGTGTCCTAAAATAATGTTTAGTTGCTTAGGTTTAAATCTTAGATGCTCATCTAAGAAGCAGTCTAATCCTAATCCTTGTTTTATCTTTCCGTCTTTTACATCTAGTAAATATTGTAGCGAATCTCCTTGTTTTAGTATCATAGTTATTTATTTAAGATTGCTAATATACTATCACTTTCTGTAACAATGGTTCTATCTGCGTATTTATCTAACGTCTCAGCTCTACTAAAGAACTCAGGTGTGCAATACTGGTAGTTGTTTTCTTTGTGGTATTGATTCTCTTTGCAGTTTTTGATAGCATTTATAATATCCTCTTTTTTATATCCGTCTTTTAGACGTGCTTTGTATGAACGTTGTATCTTATCAGAGACTACTTTAAAGTTTCTACCAAAAGATTTATTAACAAATTCAAGCAACGCTTGATAGTCTATATTATCTATTACATTAACATTATCATTAACATTAACATTATCAGCTATTTTTGCTATGCTACTAATGCGTTTGCTATCATTTGCTATCTCTTGCCATCGTTTGTTAGCTCCTGCTATTCCTGCTTCACTTCTTTTCACTCGCTTTTCTTCAAATAATTTAAGGTCACGTTTCAACTGTTGCTTGATTGGTTCAAATGCAATCTCAACAATTAAGTCATCACTGGAAGGATTCTCATCATTGACGTAACTGTAAATATGTTTGATTAATTTACCTGCAATTTCATCAGGTAGTTTGTTCCATAAGTCCTTTTGATCAACGTAAAGGATAAACGATTTTTTGTCTTTTGCCATCTGCAAAAATTTAAGTAATAAAAAAGCCACTTTAAATCCTGAGCCTTCGACCTCTCATTCATTAAAATGGCTAAATAATACCGTAGGATTTATAATGTCGAAGGAATCCTGTACAAAGATAACGAAACTTATTCTAATAAAGTTGCTTCATTTTCTAAATTTTTATATCTGCCTTCTGCAATCCATCTTTTTACACGTAACAACTTGTAAAGACTTGTGCATCCGTTTACATCGTCAATAATATTTCTAGGCTGTAAAATGTACTTTGAATCAACTAGGAAAACTTGATATTCTCTAATGATGCCCATGTATTCATCTTTATTATATTGCATGAGATTTTTATGCGTTTTAATATTGTGAATTACTGAGGCATGATGCTGATTGAAGTAAGCACCTATTTCGTTAAACGTTAGTTCCTCTTTTCGTAGTTGATTCATCAGAAAGCACTTCTTATAAATGTTTTCTTTTCGTCTATTTCGTTTATTCAGTTCGTCTCTTTCTATTAAGTACGTTACTCTTTCTATTAAATCGTTTTTCATTTCGTTAAAATTTAAATTCTTCTATTTGAAAGTTACCCATATTGAATCTACCTGTTTCGATTAAATCCCTCTTCTTCCAGTATGCTAAACTCTTGGATGTAAATATCCATTCTTGAACTATAGCTAATCCTATTTTGTATGTTAGTTTGTATTTCATTTTTTTTAGTTTAAAATCCGTAAAATTCATCTAGTGTTTCATCATTTGCATACTCCAAGTAAACTTCTTCTCTAAAGTTTTCTTCTATGTTTCCGATTCGTGTTTTAATAGGTTTGACCTGACTGTTTCGCACAATCATTTTTAACGTGTTGCGTAAATGTGTTTCAGTCATTTGATCAACATCAATTAAATTTCCATTTTTCATTTTCCAATAATACTTCATAACTCTTGATTAAATTTGATTTCACATATTCTCTTATACAATTCCTCATTGAATGTACCTCTAATTGTTTCTGGTGATGATTTCGTTTTCCAAAACTGAATCATTCGTTGTAGTCTAAATACCATAGTAGCTCCAGTCTTGTTCGTTGCTTTCTAAATCCTGCTGCTTTTCTAAAATTTCATTGCATAACCAAAGCGTTTTTTCTCTAAACTCTTTAACTTTTTTCTGCAGGAAAACTGTATAATTTTCCGTTATTTCAATATCACCTTCTATTGATTCTGTTTCGTGAAAAAACGTACCTGACAACGGAGTAATAGTAAAGTCAATGTAGTGACTTGTACATTCGTCTGACCATTGAAAGTCACATAGCACCGTGTAATAGTATTCTTCGTAAACATATTCAATCTCCATATGGAACGGAAGCATCTTGTAATCTGTAATCTCAAATTTGTGCATCTTATTTGTTTTTAGTGATTAGTTCTCCGTATTTATCTAATACTGGACTTTGAACGTGTTTAGCTTCGATTTGCGAAGCTTTCGATGAACTTGCATAGTTTGGTTGCGTTACGGTAAAGTAACCAATTACAAGCCAAAATAAAGACAATGCTACTACTGTGCCTAAAATATCTTTTTGATTTTCGTTTAAAGTTTTCATAGTCCTAAAGATTTTACTAATTGATTAATAACTCCCCAACGTGCAACTGCTGCATCTGTAATTGGATCACGCATTCCTAGTTTGTCAATACACTCCATCATTTCTGTCCACAATTTATCCTTTTCTGCTAGGATAGTGTTAATCATTTCTTGTTTTTTCATAGCTTTTAAATTAGTAATTTGAATTAGTTATATGCAAATATAAACATAAGGTTTCAATTATGAACAATTATTTTTAATTATTTTACAATTATTTTTTTTTAAGCATAGAAATTATACGTGAAAACTACTTAATGTATGAGAAATTCACGTAATTATACGTTATAAAGTACAAAACGTGTTGCTTTTATCCATCATAAGACAAGTTATTATATCTTAATGCATGAATTTTTCCGCAAATTTCAGACAATAAATTAAAATATTGGCAAATGTTTGTAACAAAATAAGGGTAAATTTGTGACATTCTGGTAACAGAACAAAGGTAAAATGTCAAGTTATAGCCTTAAAAAAGTTGACAAAACTCAGGTTATACCCATAAAAAAAGGGATGCCTTTCGACACCCCCTAATCCAAAAACCTAAAAAACTATGAGTTGCAAATATACTAAAAGATATGTGATATCCTACAAACTTGACCAAATTCTTTATGGTGCAGGAATCCTTCTACTGCTTTAGGAACGTGGGCGTAACCTGACCTATGGTGCCAAGAGTCCGTTCCTGAGGGTGATCGTAATGATTCAACAGTTACTCCAATGTAATCTTTAGAAGTCTTGTGATGAACGTGATGAGTATAAACGTACCTGTGCTTAGATAAGCTCCATTCGTGTGGAAACTCAGTTGCCATTAACAAAGGTAAGTGTTCGTGTTTTGCTCCGTCTCCATGAGTTGTTCCGATTAGATTCTTCCCATATAGAAATCCCTTGCGATGAGCAATGCTGCAATCAAAAGTAATATTATCACAATTTCTAAACCACGTTTGTATAACATCGGCAAGAAAAAATCCGTGCGTGTAATCGTGATTACTGGGATTGAAAGTAAAATGAACATCAGCGACTGCCAACAAAGTTTCCAAAATATCAACATACAATTGCTTTGCGATTAGAAAATTAGAGTACCACATTCCATCAGTGTCCTGTGGTGTTCCTCCAGTAGTAGTTCGTTTAGGAGTATCAATATGTAAAATATCATTCCCTCCAATAAATAATATTTTGTCAATGTTAAATCCTGAGATTTTGTCTAGTATTCCTTGTACTCCGTCTTTTACTCGTTTAACTGCGATTTGATTGTTATAGTCCTCGCCTGTTTCAAATGCTTCACAAAGTTTACCGATGTGAATGTCAGCAGGATCTACTACTAATAGGTGTCCGTCTGTTGATGGATTCCTAAAGATTGTAGGATATTCAGGTTTAAAATCTTTGATGTCTTTTAAGATTAAATCCTGCAGCTCTTTGTAATTTACTTCTTCAGCTTCCTTAAAGTTTGGATTTTTAAAAAATAATGATGCGTGTTTATTCTTAATCCATCCGTGTTTTACATCTTTATCGTCTAATCCTAGCCCGTTAGATTCTAATTTAATTGCCCTGTAAGAGTTTAATATTTCTATTTCATCTTCTTGTAATCGGAATCTACTTTGTTTGCTCATACTTAAAGTTTAGTGAGAAGTCTTAACCTACTTCTAAAGGTTTCACTCAATGCTAATCTTGTAAAGAATCCAATAATAAATGCCAATATTACAAATAACCAATTAACTTTAGTCTTTGTGATGTATTTATTTTGATATTTTACCTTCTGAGCTTCGGCTTTGATATATTTTGTCTTGTACTTATATTCAATACGTGTCTGAAATCTCGTTTGAGGTACGTAGGAACGCTTGTAACGAACGATTGTATCTTTTTGGACTAATACCTTCTCCCAATAAATTGAGTCTCTTAAAACGTATGGAATTGAGTCTATTGTCGAAACTTGTATTGTGTCGCTAGTTTCGTCACATCTGTAACCTTTTTTGATTGCACGTAGAACGTGATAATTAGCTGAACACGAACCTAATAAAATTAAGGTCGAAATGTAAAGCGATAATCGTTTAGCCTGTTTAACCATCCTGTCAAGAATTTAGCGTTTTTACCTACTCCAATTGCATAAAAGAATCTTTCTCTTTCAGCAGTTAGTGCATCAAATAATTTTTTAGGCTCTATTGAGTTAGCAAGTAAGATTGTTTTTGTTCCTATGATTCCGTCTACTGTGCAAAGTAAGCCGCAATGATTGATAGCAACTTGTAAAGATTTACCAGCTTGTTTTACTCCGCTTCCCCAAGCCATACCTGTAACAAATATTGCAATGTTTTGTGAATTATAAGCATCACCTCTAACTGCATCCCAGTAACCTTTCTTAAATATAGCAAACCAATCAGCTGCGTTCATTAAATAGAATCTTGAATCGTTATCAGTTCCAAAAAAAGATACCCACGCTTTGTAAGTTATTCCTACGTTTGTGTGATATCCCGTTTTTCCCTTGTAAGGAGTTGGACACGGAAAGCTGGATGCTGAATCCGATTTATCTCTAGATAGTCCACCTTCCCATTTCTTGGTAAAGGCAACGTATTTTTCTATTAATGTCATTTAAGGTCTTCTAAGGTTTCTTTACTTCTTTTTGCAAATGACTTGAACTTATCCCATACGTTTATTCCGGTAACTGAGAAGTAGCTTTCGTTTATACTTTTAATCTCCGTGTAAACGCAGAATGTAGTAAATGCTTTTGTCATTAGTAAATCAATTGCAATGAAGTGTCCTAGAATATCAGCTACAACGTATTTTTCTAACAGGAACACAAATACGATTGCTCCACTATATAAAAGTGTCTTAGAGATGGTGTGAGATAGTCTACGAGAACGAATTGATTTCCATCCGCTTTTTCGTACGCTTCTCCAGATTCCGAAACACGTATCTAAAATAATAGACAAAATTGCAATGATTACTAAAGGTTGAATGGGTGCTAAAATTGTGCAAATTGAGAACACTAATAAGGTAAGATTTGATTTCATTTTTGCACTGTTGTTTTATTTAGTTTAGCGAGAAAAACACGAAGTTTCTCAACGTTAGTTTCTTTAGGTTTATACACTTTAGTTTTTACAGATACCATCCTATGTTGTTATTGTTTGAATCAGGAAACATATCGTTATTCTTGTTTGCTCTATACTCTGGAAATAAAGTCTGATTAAATGACATGTAGTCTATGAATCTTTCCGTGTAGTGTTGAGCTATACTTCTTTCTTTTTCAAGTAAATAGTCAACTTCGTTTTTATCTACGTTTTCTGCGTTCTCAGATGAATGTTTATAAACTCCTTTGTTTGCAATCGTGTAAGCTGCGAAAGGAAGATATTCCACCATTCCCCAGTGGATCAACATTGGTTTAACATAAGTGGTAACTAAACTCAAATAATTACCTGCAAGAGTTCCTGCGATAACATCCGCTTGTAACTTTTGGAATAGTTTAGAACCTAAGTAATTTTGTATGTGAATATCTTGTGCAATTTTGATAAACTGAATAAACTTATCCGTATCAACGTTTCCATTTAATGCAGTGTATTTTACGATGTCATCACGAGTTATAAATAGAGCTTCTGCCATTGTTAATTGTTTTTAGGTAAAAATCCTTGATTCGGCATATCAATAGGTCGTGTTGAAACAAGTTGTGGATTAGTTACCGTATAACCATATTTAGCAGCTTTTGCTTGTGCTACTTGTCTTTGATTTGGTAAGTCTAATGCTTTGCCTGACATTACTGCATATACTTGCTTATTCCATCTATGATGGCAATTACCACCGCCTTTGTAAAGCCAAATAGAATAAGTATCAGCTCCTTTAGCACCCCAACCTGCGTTTACCACCTGATTACTCATGTTTAAGATATCTTGTTTACGGTAAAGTTTGTTAGCTTTTACCATCGCAGTACAGAACTCTCTAGGATTCTTGGTTAATTCACCTTCGTATTTGTATCTCACAACGAATTTAACGCCATCAATTGTTTTATCTTGCTTATCCGTTATGTTAGGTCTTGCATCACCCGTAGAAACAAGATTTACAATCTTACTTAAAAGACTTTGTTTATCTTCTTTTGCTAGGTTTTCGTTTTCGATATCGTCATTGTCGTAATCAACAGGTTTTTCATCAATTAGAATCCAACTCGGATCTGCATCTTCTCCTAAATCAATCAAAGCATTAGTATGTGAGCTTAAAGCAGTTCCATCTGTTCCTGTTTCTTCAGCAACTTGGTCTGCAGTTTGCGTGTTTTCAAGGTCTGTGAACTCTAAAGGTTGTAATGTTCTAAAGAATAATTTTAAACTGATTCCGTTAAATGCTAGAATCTCATCAAATGCTTCGCATAACTCCTCTTGCATTGGACGAATAACCATATTGTCAAACAAGATAGCAGAGTTTTTAAGCTCATCTGCGTTAGAACTGAATCCATTTGAACTAGCAACTCCAAATAATAGTGGAGATGTAACGTTATGACCTAACATAATCTTACGTAAACACTCCTCTGATAAGTATGTGTAGTGTTCCGGAGCATCATTTAAAGGAATATCATCAACAGTTGTTTTGGATTCTGAGTTGTCGTTGAATGCTACGATAACTTTTTGACCTCTAGAACCTGTTAGCTTATTCATTACTTTAGAAGTAATCATTGCTTGTTGTTCTTCAGTAGGTACTCCGTTGTTAAAGTTAACTACTTTAGTTCCTGAGAATCCATTTTGTACTTCGTTGATTAAGTAATCTGCAATTTCTTCTTCCAATAGTGCATAAGGAACTGAACCTTGATAGTCAGGATAAGAATAATATTTCATTCCTACTGAATAAGGTTTAGAGAATAGAATCTCTACCTTATCTTTTGACATACCGAACGCAGAATAACGAACAGGAGCAAAATTCTTAACATCTGTCCAATCGTCAGAATAGTAATATCCTGCAATTTCTCCGTCTTTATTACATTTTTCAGCACGAATTAAGTTCACTGGCATATGATAAGCCTTTAGAATCTTATCGTGTTTATCATTATAGTGTACTTGGATAGCAAATTGACCTAACATCTTTCTATCTAATACCATTTTACGGATATCTTCTTTGCTAAATAAACTCATCATTTGAGCATACTCAGAAGGTTTACGGTTAGCGTCTAAAGCAGATAGTCCTTTTCCGTAAACAAGTCTACCAATATTGTTTATAATAGCATTGTTTGTAGTAGAGTTCGTGTATCTATCTATCAAAAAAGAATAGTAGTTATTGTCCTCACCATACTCAACCCAATTTTCTCTTTTAGATTCTTGGATTGTAGGCGTTGTGTAAGCACTTAGGCTTAGTATGTGTACATTATCACTCATAAACTATGAAAGTGTTTGTGGTTGCATTAGAAGTATATGTTCCGTTGTTTACGGAAAATGTTGATACTGATTGATTTGTACAGAAAACTTTATCCTTATGACAGATAGTTGATCCGTTTGATAGTAAAAGTGTATATGTATGATTGTTTTTTAAAGCAAAAGTTGCAGTAATCGTATTTACATAAGCTCCCTGTGTTGAACTTGTAATAGCAACTGTTGTAGTTACATTTGTTTGTTCATCAGTTATTGCCATCGTTGTGTAATTCTCAAAGCGAGGAATAAACGAAAAAGTCTGTGCTGATGTAGAAGGCGTTAATACTATCATACTAATTAAACGTACAAACTCTCAAATCGTTTTGAAATAGAAAAGGGGTAACCGAAGCCACCCCTTATCAAACTATGAAAAAAAGAATCTATTATACTTATACGATTGTTGTAGTAACTCCAAAGACATCTCCAGCTTGACCTGTTAAGTCAGCTTCAGAAGAAGCATCTAACAAGTTAGCTAATAATTTCTCAGTTCCTACGAATGTCAATGTGTAACCATTCATATCTCCCATTGCAGTACCTGTAGATACGTTTGCAGTAGTTAACTCCATTCCGTATTCAAGTCCTGCTAAGAAGAATTGATTGTTACGGTTTCTAACTACAATGTTAGGACGTCCGTAAGATAATAATTTAACTAATTTATGTGTAGCAGCATCTTGTTTTTTAAGAGTAACTGAAAGTGTTTGCTCTACAAATGATGTTCCGTTCTCACGAGATGAAGTAATTACTTGGTCGAAAGTATTTGTACCTTTTAATTCAAATTTGTAAAGTGTTGATACGTTAGCAATTGTATCAATAGTGTCTGTTCCTGTTACATAAGCTAGATCTGTAGGATATGTATAGTCTCCAAAATTAATGAAGTAGATTGCATCAATACCACCAATGGCATCTTTACATACTTCTAATCTTCCGTTTGCGATATCACAAGCCATTTTTTTATATTTTTTTTAGTGAAACAAAAAAGGGAAGGCATTTGACCTCCCCTTTAAATTAATGTCTGTTAATATTAATTCGCGGAGTCAACAATTCCGTAAGTAACGATATCCTCAGCAAATCCGTATTTAGCATCTGCAGTAAAACGCATAACTACACGAACGTTTTCTGATCCGTCTAAGTCAGCCATATCTAATACTTTAACTTGGTTCATATCGTTCAACAAACCTGTTGCGAAGTGAAGGTTAGAAGTGGTAGTAGCAATACCTGTGTTATCAGCTAATCCGTTAGCCATAAATACTGGTAAACCATCGAAAGAAAGACTTCCGTTTGTGTACCATTGTGTACCTTGATTGTTAGTACCATTAGCACCTAATCCTGAAGCACCGAATCCACCTAAAGCACGAATGTATGCTTTAACGATGTTTTGAGAAAGGTACAATTTCAAGTCAGGTTGACCGTACAAACGTGAAGGAATAGCATCAACGATAGAACCGATTTGAGCAACAACGTTAGCAGCAGTAACTGTTGTACCTGCAACTTCTTGTGCAGATGGTAAAGCAGCGTCTGTAGTCAATTGTGTCATGATACCTGCGAACTGACCTGCAGTAGCGTTAACTCCTGTCCAAATTGTTGTTTCCATTGCAGAAGATACTTTGTTTGCAACATATCCGATAAGGTAATCAGAGAAAGATTTAGGAAGTACATCAAATGCAGAATATCCCATCTCAGCAGCTTGCCAAGTTGAATGGAAATCTTTTTTACACAATTGTAAATTAACTTGGAACTCCTCAGGTTGAAGAACTTTCTCAGTCAATGTCAATGTAGATGTAGCACTGAAATCACAAGTTGCGTCTTTAACGACTGCATCACTTCCGATTTTTTGAATAACTTGTTTGAACTTTACGTTCGGGTGAATAGTTAAA